GGCCACAGTATGTATTCCTTGAAGCAGTAGCGTCAGGAGAATACGATGAGATACTCTACGGAGGTGCACGAGGCGGTGGGAAGACCGACGCGGGTATTATGTCTCTCTTGTATGACAAAGACCATCCATTTTATCGCGCTTTGGTTATTCGTAGAAACGCAGATGATCTTAGAGATTGGGTAGATAGGGCAGACAGGTGGTATCGGAGTCAGGATTTCAACAAAGCAGGCACTCCGCCTGAATTTGTGAATAAAAGTGGAGCGAAAATAAGAACTGGGCATCTAAAAGATGACAACGCGTATACCAAATACCAAGGTCATGAGTATCACAAGCTCCTGATTGAGGAATTAACCCAGATTCCTTCGGAGGAAAACTACTTGAAGCTAAAGGCTTCGTGCCGTTCAACAATTCAAGAATTGAAGCCGTGTACTATAGCAAACTGCAACCCAGACGGTCCGGGATTTGCTTGGGTAAGGAAGCGCTTCAACATACAAGGTGTTCCAAACAAATCAGTCATAACCGTTGACCCAGTTACGAAACTGAAGCGAATATTTATCCCATCAAGGCTCAATGATAATCCGCATTTGGCGAAAGACCCTACTTACAAGTCATTTCTTGACGGACTACCAGACGGGTTGAGAGAAGCGTGGAGAGATGGTTCGTGGGAAGACCCTATCATTCAAGGTGCTTACTATACGAATGAAATAAACCAAGCAAGACGCGAGAACAGAATAAAACTTGTTCCGTATGACCCAACGTTATTAGTTCACACTGTATGGGATTTAGGCATAGACGACTCAATGTGTATAGGATTTTGGCAGAGGGTTTCAGGAGAAATAAGGCTCATAGACTACTATCAGAATGAGGGTTTTGGATTGTCTCATTATGCTGAAAAGCTTAGAGAAAAAAGATATAGGTATGGGACTAACTTTGCACCATTTGACATAAACAAGCGTGAGTTAAGTTCCGGTCAAACCTTAAAAGATACGGCAAAATCACTTGGAATAGATTTTGAACGCGTACCGATGGTAGGTCTGCTAGACGGTATAAATAAAGTCCGTCTCATGTGGCCTAGAATATGGATAAATGAATTTGCATGTGAACAGGCTTTAAGTGCATTCCGAAACTATCGTAAAGTGTGGGACGATAAACTGCTCAAATACAAAGATGAACCGTTACATGATTGGGCCTCTCACGGTGCAGATATGCTTAGATACACGGCACTAGTTGAGCATAAAATGAATAATGAATACGAAGGACAGGATTATTCTGATGTATTTAATAAAAAAGAGTATATAAATCCAGCTCTATGAAAAATGAAACTAAAGAAGAAAGGAAAAGGTTGAATGAGTATTGGTTAATCATTTGTGGTATGACTTTTGACGAATGGTGTATTGAAGTAAGTAAAAGTAATGGAGCTTGGTAACAAATATGACACCCACCGAAGCTGAACTAAATCTACTCACCTTCCTACGGCTACGTAAACCATACGAGGTAGTGACTATTCACTTTGATAGAGATGGTAAACCAGATTTCTATTTGGTGAATGTGGAACAGAAACTCGTGATTGATTGCGACGGTATAAAAGAGTTACGTAATAAATAATTGTGTTTGTCTACTTGTAAACCACGGTTCACCGGAGTAGAATATCCTCACAATTAAATACTAATCGTAGCGGGAGCACCGGACGAACACCTATCATGGTTGTTCGTCTTTTTCATTTATGGCACGTAAACCAGCACCTAAAAAAGAAGATAAGACAGAGGAAGTTAAAGAATCTAAAAAGTACGTTCTTGAGATTCATGTAAATGACACAGTCACTAAGTGTGAGACAGATAACATCATCGAAGCACTTAGTTCATTTTCCGCACCTGAAATCATAAAGACAGAAGTGCTTTTTAAGATTAAGAAAGGTTCTAAGTCAGTTGAGAAATCAGTAAGTGTGTTTGAGGGACGTAAGGTATTCCACAATCGCACCTATCTCGAACTATTAGCAGAATCACTCATTACGCTCGTTGGATAGCCCAAAAGAAAAATTCACGAATGTTTACGATTACATCCTCGAAGAGGAAACTGATTTTAAGACTCGTGACATTCCATTAGGTTCAAACTGGAAGTGGAACATGTATAAGCATGTCGACCTTTCTTTTCATTTGGTTAATTCGCAGTTTTACAAAAATGATAATGGTCAGGATACATTCAGTAGGCCATTCAACCAGATAATCCTTCCAATACGAAACGTCAACGTCCGCTCCGAGGGCTTTGATATTAAAGATATCGAAATATTCGTCGATAACAAAGACCAGTACTACAAATCATTCATTGCTCGGAAATTCCACAACGCATGGGCTAAAAAATATGGTATTGATAACGCAATCGATGAGTCAGTTGAAAGCTACTTTGACTATGGTCTTGCACTTGTAAAAAACGTAAACAATCAACGTCCAGAGGTAATTCAACTTCAGCAGATAGCATTTTGCGATCAGACTGACATACTCGCAGGCCCAATCTGCCTTAAACATCAACTCTCTATAGACCAGATTGATGAGATGAAAGGTAAATGGTACGACAAAGAAATAGACAAGGCTATTTTGATGTCTAAGTTCTCACAGAGTCGTGTTGAGGGACAGGAGACTAAGACTCCCGGAAAATACATTGAGGTCTACGAGCTTCATGGAATGTTCCCTGAATCATGGCTTGGCTCTTCAGTACTAGGTGAAGACTGGACTGACACAGGAAAGTATGTGCGCCAAATGCACATTGTTACCTACCACATGGATTCTACTGATACACAGAAACGCAATGGTATATGTCTTTTCAAAGGAAAAGTAGGTCAGATTTTCAAAGCAAAGAAGCGCGACCCTATATTTGGCCGTGCTTGTGGTCGTGGGGGTATAGAGGAACTGTTCCATACTCAAGTATGGACTAACTACAGCATGGTTCAGATACAGCAAATGCTTGAAGCAGTTGCTAAAGTTCTGTTCGTCACTAACGACCCTAAGTTAAAGAATCAGAATTTAAAAAACCAAAAACACCTCCAAGTCATTGAGGTTTCAGAGGGTAAAGAATTTAAGCAACTCGGTGTTACAGCTCCAAATGAAGCACTGTTTGCAAATTGGATGGAGAAACTGGAACAGATTGCACGCACTATCGGTTCAGCTTCAGACCCACAGCTTGGCTTAAATCCAACATCAGGTACTCCTCTTGGTACTACGGAAATCGTCACACAGCAGGGAATGGGTATCCATGACTACCGAAAGGGAAAAATAGCCGAATTCTGGGGTGAAATCTATCGTGATTGGGTAATTTCATATCTCGAAAAGGACATAAACGCAGGAGATGAATGGCTAGATGAACTGTCACTTGATGAACTTCGTGAGGTAGCGGAAAAAGTAGCTATTAGCACATCGAACAGCAAGATAAAGAGCATGCTTCTCGAGGGTAAACTCGTTACCCGTGAAGATCAGGCACAGATGATTGAGATGATAAAGAAAGACTTTATGAAAGGCGGTCGCAAGAGATTTCTGCAGGTAGTCAAAAACGAGTTCAAGAATCTCCCATTGTCCATTGAATTCTCAATAGCTTCTAAACAGAAAAATCTATTTGAAATGGTTTCTAAACTCAACGGAGTATTTCGTACTTTGTTTGCGAACCCACAGATTATCGCTCAAAACGAAGGTCTTGGGGAACTTCTCAATCAGATACTCGAATATTCCGGTTTTTCACCTATCAATTTCTCTAAGTTTACCTCTCCACCTGCACTACAGACGACTCCCGCAATGCCCGACAAACCAATGGCCTCACCTATATCAATCATTAGTTAATCAACCAGCATAACCATGGACGAAATAATCAAAGAAGCATTTAGTAACGTAGAGAGGGAAAAACTTATCCAGTTTTCAGAGGATAAAGTCATGTTTGAAGCGGTCAAAAAGTATCTCCTTGTGTACAAATACGGCCAAGGAGTAGGTGAGCCAAACAAATCTATCAAAGGGAACGTTAACTACGCTCTCCAAATGGCTTTTAATGCAATCACTCCACCGAATATGGGCGGTGTGGATAGGACAAACGAAGAACTTGGTGCAAATGCTCGTGCTCTTGCGTATGCCGTTCAGTTTATTGAGAGCGGTTTTATGGAAATCGCCGATCTGAAAGGCCCAGAAAAGGTCAAATCAGATGAAACTAATCCAGCTTTATAAACATGAAAAAAGTAATTATAACAATTTTAACGGCAGTCCTAGTTTTTCTAGGAGGTACACAAGTTAACAAGGTAAATCTCGGAAGTGTTGCGGATGGACAGGGATATTACGCGACTACTACTGCGGCCGGTAGCGGTTTTGCAGGTATCCATAAACAACTTAAGACATCTTACGGAATGTTAGGTTCCGTTGTGGTTGCCTCAACTTCGCCAGTAGGTACGTTCACGATTTGGAACGCAACATCTACCACTGACACAGCATCTACTACCATCGCAACATTTCCAGTATTGCCTACTGCTGGAACCTACACATTCGATGTAGAAGCTCCTAGAGGAATCATTGTCAATGCAGGGACGGGTTTCATAGGAAACTACGTCGTTACGTGGAAGTAGTTTGGTTATCGTTCATCCATAAAAACGAAATTATAAAACGGTATCGTTCCCGCAGAACGAAACAACAAACATATCGTTATGACTAACGAAATCCAGGCAGATGTTACGACTGCTGAAAATGGTAACGCAGTGGTTACTGACAATCAGACTCCAAATGAGAATCAGGATACCGTGTCCTCTAAGACTGAAACTCCAGAGGCCAAGAAAGCAAGGATAGAGGGAAGTTTCAAACGCTTTGCGAAAGACCTTGAAGACATGGGTGTAGACCCTAAGTCGTTTTTCGAAAAGCCGGAAACAAAGTCTAAATCTAAGCAAAAGCAAAGTGAACCTGATTACGGACAACTTGCTTACCTTGAGGCAAAGGGAATACCCGAAGACGATCATGAGTGGCTCTTTGAAAGAGCTACGGACATGAAAGTTGAAATTAAAGACCTCCTATCGAAAGATTGGGTCAAGTCTGAACTCAAGGAAAGGAAAGCTAAGCGTGATACAACGCAAGCTATCCCTAAAGGCACGAGTAGGTCTAGTGTCCCTTCTGGTGACGAATTCGAAACTGCGCTTGCAGAATATCAGAGGTCTGGAAAACTTCCTGACAGTACTGAACTCAAGCGAAAAATTGTAAATCATCGAATGAAACAGGAAGGTTCAAGTAGACAGTTCTATAATCAAGGATAAAAACACTTTGCCATTACAAACAAACTATAAAGTAATTAATGGCAAATACATTCAACGCTGGTGTATATAAAGAGGAATATGAAGCAAAACTTCAGGAACGCCTCGATAAACCTACCTGTTGGAAAGACATTTGTGATGTCAAGTATACCGATTCCCAGATCATAAACTGGCCATACATGTCGACTGAGTTCGCAGTACAGACTGGTACTCGCGGTACGGCATACGGTTTCTCTGACTTCACTCTTACCAACGACACGGTCACTATCAACACCAAAAAACTCGTCCCAGTCTATGTCGACTTCGCAGACTGGTATCAGTGTCAGTATGTCGGTCAGATGGAAATTGCAGAGAGACAGGGTTCTCTTATTTCCGAAACTATCGAAGCAGCATTCCTTGGAACGCATGCCTCGTGGACTAACTTCGGAGATTTGGGCGGTGGCGCTCTTGGTCTTGGCACTACCCAGATTACGGTTTCTACCTCGAATATCGACGACATCATCTCAGGCGTAAGACGTGAAGTTATCACGGCTAACGGATTGAACTTGATGAATCGCTACGGCCTTGCAATCGTATGGCGCGCAGCAGATCAGGAAAAACTTGAGAAGTGGGCACAGGCAAACGGCTTCACAGTAGCAGACAATGCTCTCCGTGATGGTCTTCTTGGCCAAACTGGCTTCTACCTCAACGGTGCATATCACTATGTATCTAACTCCCATACTGCAAACCACGTGTTCGCAGGTGTCAGGAAGATTGTACGTCTTGGTATTCTCCGCTCGACATATGGTCGCCTCTTCTACAAGGAGGAACCTGCAAATACCGATGGTCAGCTCTCTGGTGTATCCATCACCTCGCGTGCTGATTACGGATTCCAAGTTCCAGCAGGTCTCGCTACCGTCGTCTACGACGTTAACGTCGCTTAATTACTATCGCTAAATCGCAACTAACACGATGAAAACTAAAATCTTTCTCGGTCTAGTACTGGTTGCGATAGTAATTATCGCAATTGGCGGATTCTATTATCCGCAGGTTCAAAATAAAGTAATTGTCGGTTCCGTAGTTGGACCTGATAATTATCTCCCTTACTTTGCAGTTAATGATGTAGCTAGAGTAGCTGACAACAAGGTTATGGCTAAAGCAACGACTACGGTCTATGCATTTAAGCCTGCCTCTACTGTTGGTGCTACTACAACTCTTAACTTCGCATCGTGTGCATTTAAAGTGTCTTCGACAACTGCTTCGGTTGTAACGTTTGCTAAGGCCACATCAGCTTTCGCAACATCAACGGTTCTTGCAACGTCGACTATCGCCGCAAACGCACAGGTAACGGTACGTGGAGCTACAACTACCCCTGTATCGGATTCTACTAACGGTAGAGCAACCCTTACAGACAGAATCTTCAGTCCGTCAGACTACCTTGTAGTTTCAATGGAAGGAGGTGCTGGTACGTTCAGTCCTACGGGAAATTGTATTTCGGAGTTCATCCGAAATTAACTCCTAGCCCCTTTTGGGGTGGGGGTGGGCGATCGCCAAGCGATCCTCGACCTCTGCTCCAAAGCAGAACTATGAAAGTCACTATAGCAATTCCAACAAATCGCTCTGTTAAGCCACAAACCGTGGAATCTCTCTTGAATATGGTTTCTAATTCCAAATATCAGATTCATGTTGTTGTAGCAGATAAGGGATACACAACGGCAGAGAACAGAAATTACTCAGTCGTACAGGCGCAGAAAAATAATTCTGATTACCTCTTGTTCATAGACGACGATATGGTTTTTCCACCAGATACGCTCGATGTACTGATTGGAAATTACAAAGACATTGTGGGAGTGGCTTCGATGTCTCGCGTTCTTCCTCTGTCCCCAACTGTGGGAATGATGGACAAAGATGGAAAGTACATGACTCCAGAGTTTAACCCATCATGGAAAATGAAACTTCCAGATGACCCATTCAAAGCATATTTCGTCGGTGGTGGTGTGCTTCTCATAGACATGGAGGTGTTCAAAAAACTAAACAAGCCATATTTCAAATTTGAATCTAATGAGGACGGAAAGGTTATAGAGGGTGAAGATGGATATTTTTGCAGGAAAGCCCGTGAGGCGGGACTTGATGTGTGGTGCGATCCTACTTTGCCTATAGGTCACATAGGAGACTACAACTATGCCCACGAACCGGAAATGATTAAACCAAATTAATATGAGTATTCAATTTTCAGATACCAGCACTTATAAAGGCCTCGTTCAACTCTACGAGCGAGAAACTGGTCAAAACTTAGGCGATGTTTCAGGAAGCACCAAACTTCTCAAGGAATTGACTTCTGAAGTTAACGTAGCATGGGATGATTTCCTTCGCCTTGCAATCACTTCTGACGGAAAGTGGGAGTTTGACGACTCAAACCAAACCGATTATCCGATCATAAAGACTAATCTTGTATCAGGACAGAGAGACTATTCATTCACAACCGACGGTTCAGGTAATTTAATTCTCGATATCTACAAGGTAATGAGGCTTCCGTCCGCGACCGCAACTTTGTACGAGGAGATTTTCCCTACGAATCAGCAGTCAGAATCATCAGGAATAGATGAAGAAAACACCACAGGCGGAATACCAGAATATTACGACAAAACTGGTAACGGAATCTTCC